CTAATTTACCTGAAGATTTTAATGATCTTGTAGCTTTTTCAATATCTTCTCTTTCTATTCTTGCTTTTTTACCACCTCTTGATCCAGCTCTTTTCATAGCAATTTTTTCAGCTTCTTTATAAATATCATCTAATGCTCGTCTATTAAGTGCTTCTGTGTTTTTACCTGAAAAGAAGTTTTTAAATTTCTGACCAACACTACCTTCAAATATATCACTTTCAGCTAATACAGATCTAACTTCATCTCTTTGTTCATCAGTTATTGGCCCTGTTAATTCAGATCTTGCTTTAATTCTTTCAGCATATTGACCTGATATAGCACCAGCTTTTAAAGCATTATCAAATAATGATTGTGATATAGGTTGTCCAGTAGCAGAAGATTTCATTAAACCTAATCCTAATGTAAATGCAGGGTTAGACATTAATCCTTCAAAGCCACCTTTATCTTTCCAAGATTGACCAGCTTGTGAATAGCTTATACCAAATATATTTTGAAATTGTTTTTCACCTAAACCAAATTTTTGCATTCCTTGTTTTGCATATTCATTTTGTTTCATGTCCATAGTAGACATTGGTTGTTTATTTATTTGTTGTTTTTGAAAATTATTAAATGGATCTACATTAGGATTAACTAAAGGAGATTCTTTCCTTTGATAACTAGGATTAGGAACTACACCTTGTTCATTAACTTGAGGTGGCATAAGATCAGAATCCATAAAGTTATCTTCAGGAATTATACCTGTAGCTCTACGTCTAAGTTTATCTATAAATGATTCCATTATAATATTCTCCTATCTAACTTGTTTATTTTTAAAAAATCGTAATAAGGACTATCATTTGTAGCTAATAATCCTTGTGTTGTTCTTGGTGTATATAATGATTTAGCAACATCATCATATAAACTTTTAATATAACTTTTTGAACCAACATTGTTAAATATATGTTTTGATGGTTCAGGTAATCCTGTTCCTTCTGTATTTACTATTCTAGCATCCATTCCTATAGGTACATTATCATTACTATCAGATTGATTAATAACATCGTTTATAGATTTTTGATCACTTCCTTTAGTAATTAAAGAACCATCTGATCCTAAAATTCCTGTTGTAACAGGTCTACCCATTTCTTTATTAAATTTAGCAGTTTGATACATAGAAGTAACACTCATTCTTCCAATAGTAGAAAATGGATTTATTATCATTCCTGCTACTGACATTGCTCTACCTAAAGTTCCTTTAGAAGCAAAATTTGCTCTAGCATTATTAATCATGTTAGAACCAGTATCATTAGGATTGATATAATCTCCTGGTTTAGTTCCTGCTTTATAAATGCTTGGTACCCCTGGATCTAATCCACCAGCATCATAAGTTTCACTTGTTTTAGGAGATGTATTTTTTCCTGGCCCATACTGTTCCATAACAGCATTGTATTCTTCATTGTCTCCACCTGTACCACCTTCTGATACAGAGTAATCTGACATAGATTCAGTAGCTAAACCTGCTTCAACATCTGCTGAAACAGAATCATTTCCTGAACTTGATGAATCACCACCACCTGACATTAAAGTAGTCCTCCTAGTAAACCAAAGCCTCCACCTATCGCAGCTCCCATACCTGTTCTATCAAACATAGATCCTAAAGCAGCACCTGTTAAGGCACCACCTGCTGCCATACCAACAGGGTTAGAATCAAAAGATTGTGTTCCTTGTTGAGTTGGGAATCCTGAAGCTACAGGATTAATGATATTAGAGTATCTTTGTAAATTTTGATATGGAGCTAAGTTCTGTTCTTGTTGTAAACTTCTTAATTCCTCTCCAACAGATGTTAAGCTTGGTACAGCTCTAGCAGTTTGTAACTGTCTATTACGTTCATTTTCATATGATTGAAAAGCTAAAGGTAATGCCTGTTTCCCTAATTGACTAACAACTTGTTGTTGAGACATAGGACTGCCTGGAGTTCTACCTGCACCTGAAAATTGTTCAGCAACATTCGTGTACGCACTTGATGCTACATCAGCAATTAAAGGAGATAAAAAAGGATTAGAATATTGCCCTGAAATTGTATCTGCAATTTGCGTATTTGCCAGTCCTGCTATATTTTCTTGTGCAGCTAAACCTGAAAGCTGTTGTGTTGTTGGATCTACATATTGTGGCCCTTGCCCATAAATAGCACTAGCATCAGATACAATCTGATTTAATGCTGGTTGTGCTGGTGCGTAAGGTTCGTTACTTTGTATAGTAGTACCTCCACCACCTGATGATCCTCCTCCTCCAAATGACATATTATTTTTTCTCCTTTTTATGTTTCTCTAATAAAACATGAGTACGATTATACCCATATCTGCTTAAAACTTTTTGCCAACCTGGTCTAGCAATGAGTTCCATTGAATCGCATTTGTTATCCCAAGCAAATTGTTCTATATTTTTAATTAAGTGTTGCCACTTTTCTCTATGATGTCCTGTCATAATTCTTATGTTCAGACATTTCTTTAATGGTCTTTGTAATATTTCAGTAACTACAACACCATAATATTGTGTGTTCTTTTCTTCTTTATCCCACAACATCCAAAGTTGCATTTTCTTATCTTTGATTAATTGTTTAATATTAGAAGATAAAGCATAACCATTAGATCTAGCTAATGCATCTGCAATGTCTTTTTCAACGTGATTCCAAGCATCGTCAGTCATATCATTAGGTATATATACCAATTCAATCATGAAGATTTTTCGTCAAATATTTCTAATACACTTATTATTCCTGCTATATCATCAGCAGTTTGAGCTTTTAATTTTAAAGTATCTGCTGATTCTAATACAATTGTACCTTTAGCTAAATTTTCTACATTTTTAGAACCTAAAGATATATGTGCTATTTCATGTTCAGCATCAGAATCAGATGAGTCTGTTGTAAATGCTTCTACTTCATTAGCACCTGAATGAATATTTGTTACTTGTATTGTTTTAACTAAAGCTGTTCTATCTGTAGGGCAAGTATAAACAGTAGTTTTATTTGTACTGTTTAATGAAAACATTGCATTTTTATAGATGTTAGCCATTATTAGTCAGGTTGTGCTGGGTATGAAACACCATTGACATCATCTACAGTGCTTAAACCATTAGTTAAATTTCTAAGGTTTGTTCTGTAAGTTTGCCATTCTGTTCTTTTAGCAGATGTTAAAGCTGTATCTGATAAAGCAGTCCAGTCAGAACTTAATAACAAATTATTTCTTTTTTGTCTTAAGTTTGCTATTGCTCTATCAAAAGCACCAGCTTCCCAAGCTGCTTCTTCTGCATCTCTAGCTGCTTCTTCTTCTGCTGTAAATTGGATTCTTTCTCCATTTACCATTTTGTATCTTGGCATTGTTTCTCCTTATTGTTGTTTGTTATCATAATTATTTATAGAACTCCATACATATCTATCGTGCCTGAATCACAATTTCCTGAACTAAATTTAAAATCTAACCCTGTAATTGCACTTGTGGTATTAAAATAACCNGNAGAAAAATTATCTTGTGCGTGGTTATCCTCATTGTTTCCACTAATTCTTGCAATAAAAATGTTTTACTAAAGGTTGTGTTACTAGGTTCAAATAAATGTAAATAATCCAGATAAACTTGCATCAGCATCATTACTAGCTTGATTAGATAGAGTATGATAGCCTGTTCCTTGTGCAACATCATCTGCACTTCTATATCCTAAAGAAGCTTCAGAATCACTTTCTACTATGATATGCTTGAAAAGCAGTTGTAGTTTTTGTAATATCAAAAGAGTGGCTAGAGGTATCATCAGTACCATTAAATTGAAAACTTACATTATCAGAAGCTGGATGAATACTATTAAGTATAAAAATATACTCTTTGTAGGTGCTATTTATTCCTGATGTAATGCTTACACTTGATGACGAACTTGCAGTTGATCTTGATATAAAAATTAAATTACCTAAACCAGTTATACTACCAAAAGCAGTTGCGTTCTTTACACCATTATTATTTAATTTAACTATACTCATTATGATTTACTTAATCCATACATTTTAATTA